ATAACAAATGAGTTTACTAGATATCGCAAAATCAATTAAAAAAGAAGGTTTCGACCCACGCAAAGATAGTGCAAACGGACCAGCTCCGATTCCAGTGGGTACTTATCCAGTCGTTTTAAAAGATGCTAAATTCAACGTATCTGAAAGCAGATGGGAAAGCATCTCTTACCAATTTGAAATTCGTGGCGGTGATTATGATGGGCGCACCGAATACGCAAGTTTCGGAACGCTTTCTGAATGGAATGGCAAAGACATTAAATGGTCTGTTGAACGCACTATGAAATTCTTTATCAAGGCTCTTGTCCTTGCCGGAGACAACATGCAAGGAACTGAACAAGATGGGAAAGATTTGGAAGAGTCACTCCAACGTAAGGCAGTAGGATCTTACTACAACCTTGTGATCACAGAAACACAAGGTAAAGGCGATAAAGTTTACCGAAATTATGACCTTGAGGAAGATGTTTCACAACCTTTTGGAAACGGTAACCCAATGGATATCTCTGACGAAGACCTCCCTTTCTAAAACACGGGCGTTTTTGGGTAGTAGATACAACAGACAAAGATATTGGTCCGTTTTCGACATACGATGAAGCGTTTAGCGAAATGCTCAAATACTTAAAAACGACGGAAACAGAATATCACCACAACTTACTCGTTCAAGAACTGGTCTATGTCTGTCAAGAGGAGTGAATGTGATGGCTAGCATGAAAGATTACGCTTTGAAATATCAAAAAATGGGTTTCTCAGTCATCCCAATCCACCCTAAGAATAAACGCCCTTTAATCGACTTTGCTGATAAACCAGCAATGACCGAAGAAGAAATTAGCGGTTTTTGGGATGGTTTTCCAAACGCAAATATTGCACTAAGGACGACTAACTTCTTCGTCGTTGATATTGACAAGCATGGCAAAAATAACGGGTTTGATTCTTTAAAGAAATGGCCTTATTTGAATTTGATAGAACCTACTCTACAAGCGAAAACCGCAAGTGGTGGGAAACATCTATTCTACTTTAAAAGGGATGATGCCCCAATCTCTCAAATGATAGGTTTTCTCCCCGGCGTTGATATCAAAGCTCACGAAAATAATTATGTTCTCGTAGCACCTTCAGCGACAGACAAAGGTATTTACGAGTGGGATCTAGAGAAATCAAAAGAAGGTCTCACGATGGTAACGCCATCGAAAGAACTTATCGCAGCTATCAAAAGACAGTATCAGCTTACCAATGGATTTAAAGGTGATGGTGCTGATGGTTTAAGGGCTCTTAAGAATAGGACGTATACTCGTGAGAGGACTAATACCACAGACTTATTTGAAACCATAGTAGTAGGTTTTGGTGACGAAGGCGGGCGGAATGACAAATTAGCTAGTTTCGTCGGAGGAATGCTCATTAGAGCAGTCGATGATGAACTCGTTCTTCAACTAGCCCATATTGCTAATAACAATAGTCCAAACCCTCTAAGCACTAGAGAAGTTGACAGAACGGTTGAAAGTATGATCAAGAAAGATAGGAGGTGATAACAATCGGTAATGTAATAAGTATAGATACGAACGCAAAGATGACGCTAAACAAAGATGGAAACATCAAATCTAATAGTCCAAGTAATGTTCTAAAGGCTTTTAAATCGGACGACCAGTTAAGCATTTATCTAAAACACAACGAGTTCTCGCAAGAACACGAAATCACAAAGGATATTAAAATCGGGAATACCTTCTTAAAAAAAGGCGAGCTACCATCTAATTTTGATTCTGTGGTTAAAGTTTACTTTGAAGATGTCTTAGGTGTCGCTTTTTCGGGTCAAGCTATGCTTGATGGTATGGAAACATTCTTCTCGGAACGGTTCTACAATCCTGTTAAAGATTATATGGAAAAAGCTGCTGAAGAATGGGATGGTAGAGAGCGTGTAAGTCGCATCCTGCAAGTCTATCTAGGTGCCGAAGATACACCTATCACCTCCAAAATCGCTAAGATGTGGCTGGTATGTGCGGTGGCTAAAGTTTATGATCCTTATGCAAAAGTCGACTATGTTCTCGATTTGGTCGGCGGGCAAGGTGTTGGTAAAACCTCCTTTCTTCAAAAAATAGGTGGACAATGGTATACCGATGCAGTTACTGATTTCTCCAACAAGGACAATTACGACATTATGCTAAAAGCTTTAATCGTCAATGATGATGAGATGGTGGCTAGTGAGCGTATGTCATTTGCTGAGACTAAGGCTTTCATCTCAAAAACAAGCCTTAGATTTCGTAAACCGTATATGCGACGGACTGAAGAATTTGCAAAAAATTTCGCTCTCGCAAGAACTACGAATCAGCGTGAGTATTTGAAAGACAAAACCGGCGAACGTCGTTTTCTTCCTATCCTCGTTAACAAGGACAAGCAAGTCAAGCACCCAATGGAGATGAAAGAGGAAGTTGTTAAACAAATTTGGGGCGAAGCAGTCACTCTATACAAAAATGGACATCCGCTCATGTTTAATGATGCTACTGAGGAAGAACTTAACAAATATCGAGAGCGGTTTATGTATCGAGACGAAGTAGAGATACAAGTTATTGATTACTTGGATATGCCCGTGCCTAAAGAATGGGATTCGTGGTCTATCCAAAAACAACATCAGTACACACAACGTTATTTCGATAATGATCCCGAGATGGAAAAAGGTGATAGCAAAATGTCTAAGGTGTCAACTCGTGAAATCATGTATAACCTTTTCATGAGAAATTCTAGCGACAGAAAACTGTCTCGCAAGATCAGTATTATCGTCGATGGGTTGCCAGAGTGGGAGAAACGCCCGTTTAAACGAAACGGAAAAACCTTTAAAGGTTATATCCGTGATGAAGATTATTCTGAATAAAAAAAGCATAATAAAAGGTTACCAAAGTGTAGTAACCGATTTAACGGTACGGTAACTTTTAAAGGGAAAGTGACTGTAGGTTACCGTAAAAAAAAAATACGGTAACCTATTCAAACCCTTGTGGCTCTTGGCTTTATACTATATAGGTTACCTAGTTACTATAAATAATATTAAAAGTATAAATATATATATACCTATAGTATGAAATACTATAGATATAGGGTTTGTAGCTAAAATAAAGAAAGAATAAAACATTTTTTAATAAGTTTTTCGAAAAATACGGTAACCCGGTAACCGCAGAATAATATTCAAAAAATGATTAATAAAAAAACTAGGACAAAGAGATGGTAAAACGATGGACTGATCGCATGGCTGGTGTTAAATACGCATCAAGGCCATACGAACCGGTAACGGTATTAGAATATGTAGAGTTTTTTAGACTCTGGTTTTATACGACGCATCAGAAGAAAGGTGCAGTGGCAAACAAGCTAGGTATTGGGAATAAGAAACTCAATCGCATACTACTATTGGAACAATTGCCGGATGAAGAACTATTGAAAGGAATGATGGAGCTATGCGAGCGAAGGAATATGCACTCTATAAGGGTGAAGAATTGCTAGCAATGGGGACTAAGCGTGAAATTGCTGAACAATTGGGAGTATCGGCTAGCACCATTGGTTACTATCGAACGCCAGTATATGCCCGTAGGACTAGCGATGATAAAGGAAGGAGACTGGTAGAGCTATGACAAATATTAGACTGCAAAATCCATACATGGATGAAACCATCAAGGTGAAAGAAGATTACAAACGTATTCTAGATATACTGGAATGGATTGAGCGAGGCAATATGAATTATCTTTGTTTACAGCAGATTGAGCCGGAAGAAAGGGTGATTACTATTAGCCCTAAGAATTTTGCGAAGATTGATTATTACGAGGAGGAAGTAGAAGATGAAATATAAAGTAATCGTCTACTACGACAATATGGAAGACAATGAGCAAGTCTTCAGCAATAAGAATGATGCGATTAACGAATTGCGCAGATTGAGATTGAAATATCGCAACGCACGAAAATATAAGGTTGAAATGGTGGAAGTGAGCAATGGCTAAATTTATTAGAGTCACAAACATCGCACAAGGGATTGATATAGACACGATTTTAAATGTCGATGATATCGGGCATATCTCTATTGGACCTAATATCATTTTTGTAAAAACGCCGTTCGCAGACGGGACGAACAGAATTTATGTAAGGTTCAAAGAGATTAAGAAGTTAGAAAAGATTTTGTTAGGAGAGGAAATTGATGATTAGAACGAAGTATTTAGAGGTTGGATCTGGATTCGCCAATTACCGAGAAATCGGTGACTTAATTAATGGATCCCTCGAAATCGATGACTTAATTAATGGATTCCTCAAAGAAAATCCAGATATAGAACTCATTGATATCAAGTATCAATCTAACGTATCAGCCGTAGCTGATAGCGGTGTGAGTGCTGAATATTACCATACATCCGCATTGATTATCTTTAAGGAGAGTACGAAATGATGAAAAGAGATGAAGCAGTACAGAAATTGGCAACAGTAGGGCACCTTTCAATAGCTCATGCTGAAGATTTATATGATTCAATTGTTCCTAAACCAGTGGTGAAACAGTGCGTGGCGGATTGGTATGAGGAAATTAAAGGTGAATTTTACTTAAACTTACATTACTTGGCTTGGGATATGTTTGAAAGTTTGGACGAAGATGCCTGTGTACCTAAAAAAACATTAAATGACGATATCACACGTTGGTATCGCAAAAACGAAAATGCTATCAAAATAATTGTCAACATGCACCAGTTTGGCTATGAGGTCGAGGAAGAGTCTAGATACACAGTTGAAATCAAAGGGTTTGACGATGATGACACCTTTTTGAATTACAATACAGATTGGGACTTTTGGTTTCTTGACGACGATGGCAGGACGGAGGAGGTAAGAGTAGCCCACACCCGCAAAGAGCTAGAAAGATCGGAAGAGCACACGTC